AAGGTATTTTGTTGAAATGAACAACGGCGAACGAAACAAGTGGATGCTTGAATGGTTTATAGCCTTCAAAGTTGCCATCGAAGCCGCCCACGGCATTACAGGAGAGAAGAAATGAATTGCACTATTTGCAAATTGCCAACCGGAAACATCGTTGGTTCTGTTTTGCCCCAATGCAAATGTGGGTGGCAAGCACCACAGCCACCTGCAACACAGCGCACATGGGTAGGGCTGACGGATGAAGATAGACAAGCGGCTTTTGAATCCATGCCTGATATGTTGGATGGGTTTTTGAAAACTTGGGGCTGGTTGCATTTTTCTAAAGCCATCGAAGCCAAACTCAAGGAGAGGAACACATGAAATACGAAGACATCAAATACTTCTCTCAACGCTGTGAAGAACACCCTGACCATCAAAGCGGAATGATTAGCAACTCAATGATTCAACAGAGGTTGCATGAAGAAATTGACGAACTGCGTGAGTACATTGAACAGCTTCAAGGAGAAGAACACATGAACACTTGTCCAAACTGCGGAAAGGTAGCAGGTCTTCACTCAAGCATATTGCAAGGGTGTATGTGTCAATACGCAATGCAAGCGCCAGCACAGCGCACATGGGTAGGGCTAGAGGGAGAAGAAATTAGGAATTTGTGGGAAGAAGCCACAAAACCCGACAGAAGCACCATGACTATGGTCACATCATTTGCAAAGAGCATTGAAGCCAAACTCAAGCAAAAGAATCATGTGGCGCAAGAGACAAATTAAAAGACTGGAGCAAGAAGATGAGCCGTACCAAAGAGATGTCCGACAAGAGCGTGCCAATGGCTGGCCTGAACCTAGACTTCAGCGAGTCGCCCGTGATCTACGACTTCATCCAGAGCAAGAACTTTGTGCAAGGGATCATGGGGCCGGTGGGCTCGGGCAAGAGCTACGGGTGTGCAGCCAAGATCTTCATCAAGGCAGTGCAGCAAAAGGCCAGCCCGATTGACAACGTCAGGTATTCCCGCTGGGCCATTGTCCGAAACAGCTACCCCATGCTGAAGACGACAACCATCAAGACATGGCTGGATCTCTTTCCTGAGTCAACCTTTGGCCCCATGCTGTGGACACCGCCCATCACCCACCACATCCGGCTGCCTGCCCGTGAGGGTGCCGCTGGGATTGACTGCGAGGTGATATTCCTTGCCCTTGATCAACCCAAGGATGTCAGGAAGCTGCTGTCCTTGGAGCTGACAGGTGCTTGGGTGAACGAGGCGCGTGAGCTTCCCAAGGCTGTGATTGATGGCTTGACCCACCGGGTTGGCCGATACCCCACCAAGCGCGATGGCGGCGCTACATGGCACGGCATTTGGATGGATACCAACCCCATGGATGATGACCATTGGTGGCACCGCATGGCCGAAAAGGAAAAGATGACTGGCCAGTACGCTTGGAAGTTCTTCAAGCAGCCCGGCGGTGTGGTGCCCGTGGATGTTGAAGACCTGCCTGAGAACCCAGAGGCCAACGACCACATCTTTGCGTCGGGCAAGTGGTGGAAAGTCAACCCCAAGGCCGAGAATGTCCACAACCTGCCAGCTGGCTACTACCAACAAATGCTGCTTGGCAAGAATTTGGACTGGATCCGCTGCTATGCCGGTGGCGAATACACCTATGTCCAAGAAGGCAGGCCAGTTTGGCCAGAATACGAGGACAGCACCATGTCCGGCGACACCGAAATTGAACCCAATGTGCCCATACAGGTGGGGCTTGACTTCGGATTGACCCCTGCAGCCACCATTGGCCAGCGTTTGCCCAACGGTCGGTGGCTGATTCACCAAGAAATTGTGACCTTTGACATGGGATTGGAGCGCTTTGGCCACCAGCTGCTGGGTGAACTGAACCAGCGCTACCCAAACCATCAAGTTTTGGTGTGGGGCGACCCAGCCGGTATGGCAAGGGAAACCATTTATGAGACAACTGCCTTTGATCACTTGAAAACCTTGGGGCTGCGAGCCCAACCCACGGCCAGCAACGACTTCAAGGTGCGCCGCGAGGCCTCTGCCGCCCCCATGCAGCGGCTGATTCAAGGCAAGCCGGGGCTTATTGTCAACCGCGAGTGCAAGCTGCTGCGCAAGGCGCTGGCCGGTGGCTACCATTTCAAGCGGGTGGCGGTCGGCGCTGGCCAAGAGCGCTTTCGCGACGCGCCAAACAAGAACGAGCACTCACACATTGGTGACTCCTTTGGCTACCTGATGCTGGGCGGCGGCGAATACAACCGCATGACCCGCACCCACCAGCTGGGTGGGCGACCCATGGGCCAGTCCAGCGCCAGCACCGACTTTGATGTGTTTGCGTGAGAGATATCGCCACGATATACAGCCATTGCCCCTTGTACAAAGCCCATTAGAATCGTTTGCATATGATTGAAGTTGACTTGGGTGTGGTGCATCACTTTTCTGCTGGGCTATACGCAAAGCAGATGCTGTTGCCAGCAAAGCATTTTGCGGTCAGCCATGCGCATGCCTACGATCATTTGAGTATTTTGGCCAAGGGTGATGTGACGGTGGAGGTTGAGGGAGTAAGGACAGAATACAAGGCACCTGCCTGTATAAACATTCTTGCTGGCCAGCATCACACGATCACAGCGCATGAAGACAGTGTTTGGTTTTGCATCCATGCGACACAAGAGACAGATGCGGACAAGATTGATCAGGTTTTAATTGGAGGTTAACTATGCCGTTTTATATTGCTGGCGCTATTCTTTTAAGTTCTGCTTATACCGCCAACGAGGCGCGTAAATCACGCCAAGAAGCTGAGCGCGAACAACGCACTATGCTTGCACAGCAGGCCTCTGACCAAGCAGCCATGCGACTTGAGCTGAGCAAACAGACTGCCGAGTATGCCAAGCAAGGCGCGTCCCTTGAGCAGCAAGCCAACATCGCTCGCGAGCAGTTTGCAACATCGCAGCAAAACTACCAGACCAACAAGCTGGAAATGGAACGCAAGGCCAAAGAAGTGCAAGATGCTGCCGACGAAGAGCGCCGCAAAGCTGCAGCTGCCGAGGCATCCGCACTCAGAGCTCGCACCCGTGGTGGCCGCAGATCCCTGCTCTCTGGCGAACGCATGGATGCCGAGCTTGGTCTGGGTATGGATCTCGGCAGCGCAGGCATGAGGATCCAGTAATGGCCACACTGCCCCAGTTCAAACAACGCCAGATCGCCCGGCGCAGCACATCTGACATTGACCGCTTGGCCAAGCAATACAAAGCCAACATTGATGCAATGACCGGCCAGTACCAAACCGCATTCACTGGCTACCAAGCGGGCGTGGCCGAGAAGATGAGGCCCTTTGAAGAGCAGATGGCCACATACAAAGAGTCGCTGCTGCCAGCCTATGAAACACAAAAAGCTGCCTACCAAAAGAAGCTGGATGAGTACACCGCTACGCTGGCCGAGCTAGAAAAAAACCCAGTCATTGAACGCACAGCAATTAAGGAAACCAAGACACCACGCTGGGGTCTGTTTGGCCTTGCTGGCTATGAAACCAAGCGCGAGCCCTACACCTACTACGAGCCAAAGCCAATTCCCACGTTTACCGAAAAAGCACCTGCGTTGCCAACCGCGCCAGTTGCGCCAGAGGTAGAGAAGTTTGACGAAGGCGAGTTCGGCACCAAGCGTGCTGCAGCAGAAAGCGAGTTCAAGCGAGAGGTGGGCGAGCGCAAGGCCGCAAGGCGCGGTGCCGTTTCCCGCAAGATAACCAGACCAATGTTAAGAGGAGCTGAATGATGCCCGGACACTACGACATGAAAGCAGACAAGATGAAAGACAAGGTCGCCAAGACCATGCGCGAATACAAGGCTGGCAAGCTCAAGAGCTCAAGTGGCGACAAGGTCACAAGCCAAAAGCAAGCCGTGGCCATCGCCATGTCCAAGGCTGGCATGAGTAAGGACAAAAAATGAAAGAAGTCTGGGACAAGCCCCGGCCAAAAGATCTTGGCAAGCCAAAAGAGATGTCGTCAGCTGAGAAGCGCAACGCCATGCGCCGCGCTGCCAAGGCTGGCCGACCTTATCCCAACTTGGTTGACAACATGGCTGCGGCGCGAGAAAAGAAGTGAGCAAGTACAAGGATCCAGA